ACAGGCGTTAATCAAGAGAGACTGGTGGCGAAAGTGGGAAGAGGACAAGCCGCCGCCATGTGAGTTTATTATACAGTCTTGGGACACGGCGTTTCTGAAAACACAGCGGTCGGATTTTTCTGCCTGTACGACATGGGGTGTCTTTTTTCGTGAGGACGCTGCGGGGAAAGAAGCGGCGAATATAGTATTGCTGGATGCCTTTAAGGACAGGATGGAGTTTCCAGAACTGAAGGCGGTAGCACGCAAGACTTATGATAAGTGGGAGCCGGATGCCTGTATTGTGGAGGCGAAGGCTGCCGGGTCTCCCCTGATTTTTGAACTCCGTCAGATGGGTATACCCGTTGGTGAATTTACCCCGTCCAGAGGAAACGACAAGATAGCGAGGGTGAACGCAGTAAGTGATTTGTTTGCTTCTGGTATCGTATGGGTTCCCAAGACAAGTTGGGCGGAAGAAGTTATCGAGGAGTTTGCAGCATTCCCTGTCGGGGAACATGATGATCTTGTCGATAGTAGTACGCAGGCTCTTTTAAGGTTTCGACAGGGTGGTTTTGTCCATGTCCCGACTGATGAAGAAGAAGAGGAGTTCAAGGCTAAACGTGCCGAATACTACTAGGGGGGGTGTATGGCAAATCAATTTACAGATGATGAATTGCGTGAGGCGAAGGATGCCTATGAATTTCATGGCACAATGAGGGCGGCAGGGAACTCTTTGGGAGTTTCCAAGTCTTCTATGAAGAGACGCCTTATCGCTGCTAAAAAAAGATTTTCTCAGCCCCCGGAGTTTTATATTGATAAGGATATGTTGGCGGATGAGACCGCCCCCCTTGAGGAGATTATTCAAAGAAGGAGATCAGAGTTCCTCCGCAAGGAGGCAGCGGAGAAATCCCGTAATCTGATTTCCTGTAAAATAAAGATTGACGGTCCAATAGCTATTCTCCACATGGGGGACAATCATGTGGACGACCCCGGTACTTCGATAGATTTGTTGGAGCAGCATGTCGGGCTAATCTCTGAGACGCAGGGATTGTTCGGGGCGAATGTCGGGGACATGGCCAATCATTGGGTTGGACGGCTTGCTCGTCTTCACGCACATCAGACCGTTACCGAAGCGGAAACGTGGAAGTTGGTGGAGTGGCTCATTACCAGCGTTGACTGGTTGTATTTAATTGGTGGCAACCATGATCTCTGGGTTGGGGACGGCGATCCGATAGAGTGGATGGTCCGTAAGCAGGCTGGGTTGTATCAGGCACACGGTGCCAGAGTTGGTTTGCAGTTCTCGAATGGAAAGGAAGTTCGGGTTAATGCACGGCATGACTGGAGCGGCCATAGTCAGTGGAACCCTGCTCATGGCCCCGCGAAAGCTGCACAAATGGGGATTGATGACCATGTTATTATCAGTGGTCACCGCCACATCAGTGGTTATCAGATTATTAAGCAGCCCAATTCAGGATTAATCAGCCACGCTATAAGGGTGGCAAGTTACAAGATATATGATAACTATGCGAAACAACTGGGATTACGGAATCAAAATGTATCGCCAGCGGTAGTGACAGTAATCAACCCGGAGCGTTCAGATGATGACCCCGGTCTTGTGACAGTGCTGCACGACATTGAGACAGGCGTTGATTTTCTGAAGTTCCTTAGACGTAGAAGTAAGGTATGATTGCATGGCCATAGAAAAATCTATAGCACAGGCACCTAGTCGCAGGGACAAGCCCACAGAAATTGCACAACTGGACTCTGACGATGAAGGTGGTGCTGTTGAGATAGCTGTGGTGAATCCTGAAATTGTTTCGATGGAGACAGAAGACGGTGGTGTGGTTATAGAATTTAACCCCGGTGGCGCGGAGGTTAGTGAAGACGAGCATGATGTTAACATTGCAGAATTGTGCGATGATGATTGTTTACAGAAGTTATCTTCTAAACTTATTGGGGAGTATGAAGCAGATAAAAATTCTCGCTCTGACTGGGAGAGAACTTATGTTGAAGGTCTTGATCTATTGGGGTTGAAGGCAGAAGACAGGACGACACCTTGGCCCGGAGCCTGTGGAGTACACCATCCTATTTTGACGGAGGCTGTAATTCGTTTCCAGTCGCAAGCGATTACGGAAATTTTTCCTGCCAGTGGCCCCGTCAGGACTAAAATACTTGGTGAACTAACGGAGAAAAAAGAGAAGCAGGCTTCCCGTATTCAAGGCTATATGAATTATCTCCTGACTGAGAAGATGTCTGAGTACAGGCCGGAGACCGAACAGTTGTTATTTAGTTTGCCGTTGGCCGGGTCTGCATTCAAGAAGGTTTATTATGACCCTAACATGGGCAGGGCCTGCGCCCACTTCATACCTGCGGAAGATTTTGTTGTAAGTTATGGTGCTTCTGATCTTATTTCAGCGGAACGCTATACGCATGTGATGCGTAAATCGAAGAATGAGATACGGAAGTTGCAGGTGGCAGGTCTGTATCGTGATGTAGATATCGGGTCATCGATTCATGTTGGTAGTGACATACAAGAAAAGTATGATGATCTTGAAGGTGATACTCCTTCGTATGAGAGTGACAACCGTCATCTTCTTCTTGAGATGCACGTTAATTTGGATATGGAAGGTTTTGAAGATAAGGATGAAAGTGGTGAGCCTACGGAAATAGCGTTGCCATATGTGGTGACCATAGCCAGAGGCTCTAATCAGGTACTGGCGATACGCCGTAACTGGTATGAAGACGATCCTCTTCGTATGAAGCGGCTTCATTTTGTGCATTACCAATATATGCCGGGACTTGGGTTCTATGGCTTTGGATTGATACATCTTATTGGGGGCATCGCCAAAACGGCAACATCGCTGACACGCCAGCTTGTTGACGCAGGCACCTTGGCCAATTTGCCGGGTGGCTTGAAGGCGAGGGGGTTGAGAATCAAGGGGGATGATTCTCCTATTCTTCCCGGCGAGTTCAGGGATGTGGATGTCCCCGGAGGTGCGATCAGGGATAACATTACGTTCCTTCCTTACAAGGAACCATCGAATGTCTTGCACCAGATGCTTACGGAGATTGTCGAGGAGGGAAGGAGATTTGCCAGCCTGACTGATCTGAAGCTGGCAGACATGAAGCAGGATGCGCCTGTTGGTACAACACTTGCTTTGATAGAACGCAGCATGAAGGTGATGACTGCTATACAGGCTAGACTCCATGCGGCGATGAAGCGTGAGTTTATATTGATAGCTAACCTTATAAAAGATTACGCCCCTGATGAAGGGTATGAATATGACATTGATGAGGAAGCAATAAAGTCCGAAGACTTTGATGGGCGTGTTGATGTTATTCCTGTTAGTGATCCTAATTCATCTACCATGAGTCAAAGGATCATGCAGTATCAGGCAGCGTTGACGTTAAGTCAGCAGGCTCCACAGATGTATGATCTTCCTGAACTGCATCGGCAGATGTTGGATGTGCTTGGTATTCAGGATGCAGATAAGATTATTCCGTTGAGTGAAGAGATGAAACCGCGAGATCCTGTCTCGGAGAATATGGACGTACTTAACAGTAAACCATTGAAAGCATTCATATATCAGGATCACGAGGCGCACATTCAAACTCATATGATGGCGATACAAGATCCGAAGATACAGCAGCTTGTGGGCCAAAGTCCTATGGCTCAGACGATAGCTGCGGCTATGGCGGCTCATGTTCAGGAGCATCTTGGGTTCCAGTACCGCAAGGAAATGGAGATGCAGTTAGGTATAGAGCTACCTCCTCCGGGTCAGTCAATGCCGGAAGAATTGGAAGTGAAGTTGTCTTCTCTGGTCGCGCAGGCGGCACAGCGACTTTACAACAAGGATGTCGCAGAAGAGCAGCAGAAGCAGATTCAGAAGCAAATGGAAGATCCGAACCTACAGTTGCAGAAAGCGGAGTTGCAACTACGGGCGCGAGACTTGCAGCGTAAGGAAAAGGCTGACAAGACCCGTGTTGTTAGCGATATAGCCAAGGCAGAAATGCGGCAGGAGACAGAGACCAAGAGGATTAATACGCAGGCTGAGTTGGAGGGCGCTCGTCTTGGTATTGAAATTGCCAAGGGGAAAGAGGAGCTAGCTGCGAAGCAGGCTGAGGTGAATCAGAAAGATGTACTAGGGAGAGCCAAGTTAGCGGCTGAGGCGGCGAAGGTTTTGGTTGAGGACGATCAGAAGACAAGGGGATAATAACTATTGGCCGAAGAACTTTTATTTGAAACCTACCAGAAGAAGTTACGGGAACGAATGAACGATCTTGCAGATTCTATTTCTACTGGCTCTGCAAGAACTTATGATGAGTACTCCAAGATGGTAGGAGTTATAGAAGGATTGGCTCTCGCGGAGAGAGAGCTACTGGATTTGATAGAGGCAATGAGAAAGGGAGAAGCATAGTGTAACAGAGACCGCGACTCTTTAATCGTGAGCAGGGGGCCGTTCAACCCCGCCAATGGCAGAAAAACGTGCAAGAGGAAATTATGTCAGATAATACTGTTGTTGATTTAGATGAGAAGAGGAAGGCATCACAGCTTCCGAGACCCTGTGGTTATGTTCTTTTAATTGCTTTACCTGAAAAAGAAGACAAAACGGAAGGCGGCGTGTATGTCCCTGAAGATTTAAGAGACAGGGAGCATACGGCTAGTATTTCAGGAATGGTCTTGCGAATGGGGCCTGATGCGTATGGAGACAAGAAGAGGTTCCCCAGTGGCCCTTACTGTAAGGTAGGAGACTGGATTATGATGAAATCATATACAGGGGATCGCTTAGTTATTCATGGGCAGGAGCTTCGTTTAATAAATGATGATTCTGTAAGGGCTGTCATTGAAGACCCGCGAGGAGTTAAAAGACTATGAGTGAAGACAGGAATACTGCTGAACTGTCGGAGCCTGATTTGGCGGCAGTGGCAGCCGAGCCTACAGAGGTGTTAAGCAACGTTGATAATGTTGAAGTAAGTATTGTTGATGACACACCTGAAGGGGACAAGAACCGTCCCGCCCGTGTAAGTGGGGGCGAAGAAGATGATATTGATGAGTCGCAGTTCAGTAATCGTATTCGTAAGCGTATAGATAAACTGCGGTATGAGTGGAATGAGGAAAGGCGCGGCAAGGAAAAGGCATTAAGAGAAAATACGGAAGCGGTTCGTTATGCTCAATCTATACAGGGCGAGAACGAAGCTCTTAAAGGTCAGTTAATAGACCAGCGCAAGTTGTTGTATGATCAGGTATCTGCCAAGACAGATGCCGAGATTGACGGTGCGAAACGCAAGTATCGTGAAGCCTATGAAGCTGGCGATGCGGATTCTATTACAGATGCCCAGAGTGAGCTTTCAAGGCTACATGCAGAAAGGTCTCAGTATATGTATGCTGCGCCGTCTGTGCAGGAAGCGCAGCCAGTGCAGCAGCCTCAACCGCAGGCTCCTGCTGTTCCACCGCCTGATCCTTTGGCTGTAGATTGGTTAAAGAATAATGCTTGGTTTCAGCAACCCGGTTATGAGGAAGTAACTGGGTTTGCTATAGGAATACATGAGAAACTGGTGAAACAAGGGTTTGACCCTCGCGGTAATGCTGAGTATTACCAACATGTAAATGAGGCACTGCGTACACAGTTTCCAGATAAATTCGGGAAGGCAGAAGTTGCTGGTGATGCTCCGACTTCCCGTAAGACCCCGGTTGTTGCACCCGCCAAAAGAGGCGGAGGCAAAGCCCGCAAAGTGGAGTTGACCAGTACTCAAGTTTCGCTCGCTCGCAAACTTGGGTTAACGCCAGAACAGTACGCACAGCAGCTTGTGAAGGAGATGGGCAATGGCTGACGGAAAGGCAACGGAGCGCAAACCAAGAGAAACAGAAACCAGAGTAGCTACTGAGCGTGAACGCGCTTGGGAGCCGCCGCAGGTTCTCCCTGATCCAAAGCCGCAGGACGGTTACGCCTTTCGGTGGATCAGAACTTCCTTGATGGGGAATGCCGATAACGTGAATACGTCGAAGCGTTTTCGTGAAGGATGGGAACCTGTGAGGGCTGAAGACCATCCCGAACTTATGCTTGTTTCTGACCAAGATAGTAAATTTAAGGGGAATATCGAGGTTGGAGGGCTACTTCTCTGCAAGACTTCTGAAGAGAATGTGCAGGCTCGTAATAAGTATTATAACGATATGGCTCAGAGACAGATGGAATCTGTTGATCAAAACTATATGAGGGAAAGTGATCCTCGAATGCCGAAACTTAATGAGTCTAGGACGAGGGTCTCCTTCGGAGGAGGCACCAAACCTGAGTAGGTTGGTGTCTTGGTTTCAACTCTAAATCCTTTAGGAGGATGACAATATGGCGACTACTGCTACGCCACATGGTTTCCGTCCGATTGGTTTGCTTGGTGGTGGTGCATGGAGTGATTCCGTGCGTCACATGAAGATGACCAATTCGTATGGTACCTCTGTCTTCTACGGGGATGCGCTCAAAGTTGTGGCTGCTGGTACTGTTGAAAAAGATTCCGGCACCACTACTATGACCCCCGTGGGGATATTTGTTGGGTGTTCTTATACGGACCCCAATACCAATCAGCCAACATATTCACAGATGTGGACGGCAAGCACGACTGCCACCGATATTCTTGCGTATGTTGTTGATGACCCGAATGTTGTTTTCCAAGCTCAGGGCGATGCAACGCTTGCCCAGACGGCGCTTGGTAATAATGTCGCGGTTGTTCAAACTGCTGGCTCCACGACAATCGGAACGAGTAAGAATGCAATTGACTCGTCTACGATTGCCACAACCAAAACCCTGCCAGTCCGTATCATTGGCTTTGTTGATGGCCCCAATTCTTCTGTAGGTGATTCCTTTACGGATGTCATCTGCAAGTGGAACTCAGGTGGAGACGCCTCTGGCGACTCCTGTGCCTCTCATCAATGGCAAGATACGACGGGCATTTAGGAGGATTGAGTTATGGCTATTTCACGCGCCCAAATGCTCAAAGAACTCCTGCCCGGACTGAATGCTCTGTTTGGCCTTGAGTATGCCAAATATGAAGATGAGCATAAGGAGTTATACGAAACTGAATCGTCAGACCGTAGCTTTGAAGAAGAAGTTGCACTGAGCGGTTTTGATGCAGCGCCTGTTAAGAACGAGGGTTCTGCAATTTCGTATGACAACGCGCAGGAGAGTTACACTGCAAGGTACAGCCATGAGACGGTTGCAATGGGATTTGCGATCACTGAGGAAGCAATGGAGGACAACCTCTATGACAGCCTTAGCGCCCGCTATACCAAGGCTCTCGCTCGTGCGATGGCGTACACCAAACAGGTCAAGGCGGCAAATCCCATTAACAATGGGATGCCTTCTGGCTCGGTCACTTCAGGTGATGGTGTTACGCTGTTCAATACCGCGCATCCCTTAGTGTCTGGTGGCACGAACTCCAACACGCCTTCCACGGCTTCTGATCTGAACGAGACTTCTTTGGAAGCAGCGGTCATTCAGATTGCCAAGTGGACGGATCAACGTGGCCTTTTGATTGCGGCTCGCCCGCGTCGGATGGTTGTTCCACCGGATCTGATGTTTGTTGCCACTCGTATTCTGGATAGCGATCTGCGTCCAGCTACGGCTGACAACGATGTCAACGCCATTAAAAATAATGGCACGATCCCTGAAGGATATAGGGTTAACCATTACCTAACAGACACAAATGCTTGGGTAATTTTGACCGATGTTCCAAACGGGTTAAAGCACTTTGAACGTGCGGCAATGACCACCGCAATGGACGGCGATTTCAACACTGGTAACGTCCGGTATAAAGCCCGCGAGCGTTATTCGTTTGGCGTCTCTGACCCATTGGGTGTCTTTGGTTCACCCGGTGCTTCGTAAAGATTGAGGGGGGCAAAGCCCCCCTTTTTCTTTGTTTTTTTCTGGGACTGAATAGCCCTAGCGACTGGCCCAGCAGACGCTTACAAGACTCTAGGGCGAACCTTTGTAAGAAGGAATGCCGATATGGCAAACACTACGTTTAATGGTCCCGTTCGCGCCGAAAAAGGTTTCGAGCAGATTTCCATCGCGTCTGGAACGGGAGTGGTTACAACAAATCTTGATGTGGATACGAGTGGTAATCTAGTTACCACCGGCTATGTCTCATCTTATGACAATGTCGTAAGTATTACTGATGCTACATATTCCGTAGCCTCTACCCAGTCCGGGGCTGTATTTACCCTTAATCGTGCTGCGGGAATTGTTGTTACATTACCAACAGCAGTGGCAGGATTGCAGTATACTTTTATTGTCGGGACAACCTTTACGGGCGCAGGTCAGATCAATACGCAAAATACCAGTGATCTTTATTCTGGCTTTGCTATGATTTTTGATCCTGCGACAGCTACTGACATGAATGCCTTTATTCCCGACGCCAGTAACGATGACACCATTGATCTTGGCACAGCGGCACAGGGTTGGCTTGTTGGTGGAATTATTCGCCTGAAAGCAGAGACAGCAGCGGTCTGGCATTGTGAGGCCCATCTACATGGTGATGGATCTCTTGCTACACCATTTGAGTAATTTTGATTAGAAGAGGGCTTCGGCCCTCTTTTTTTAGGAGTGGATCATGGCAGATGCTGTTAGCACTACCACCATTGAGGACGGCGAGCGTCAGCTTGTTGTTCAGTTGACCAATCTCTCGGATAATAGCGGAGAGACCAAGGTCACGAAAATTGATGTTTCTGCTCTCCAGAGCAATGCTCGCGGCATATCCTGTAACGAGGTCCGTATCCAAGAGATATGGGCGCAAGTTTATGGGTTCGACGGTGTGCAGCTTTGGTATGATGCCGACACGGATGTTGTTGCTTTTAATGCTGGAGTTGGTTGGACACATCAGGATTTCAGTGATGTCGGTGGTCTCAAGATGTACGGCACCAATGCGACAGGAGATGTCCTTCTTTCCACGTTAGGGACAGAAGCATCAGGAGATGCGTATCAGATCGTGATCCGAGCCGTAAAGTACTATGGCTAATGAATATCGACGCAACACTGATATGGAACCTCATCCTTACCTTGGGTGGGGGTTCCTTTCTTTACTGGATGCGCGGGATGTCGTCTCAAATTAATGAGATGAGACGAAGGCTTGCTGACACTCGTGAAGAGGTGGCCAAGACCTATGTCACCAAGATCGAGGTGCAGGAAGACATGAAGGAAATTCTGAATCGGTTTGATCGCATGGAAGAGAAGTTTGATCGCTTTATCGCGTCGAAGATTACATGATGGCTGTTTGTAAGAAATGTGGCGGTGTTCTGCCCAACTCTGATCTTTGTATATGTCCCCCGAAGAAGAGGCTAAGTGATGGCGACAAAAGGGCAGAAGAAAGTCAAGAAGGTGATGTCGGAGTTCAAAAGGGGCAAATTGCATAGCGGGAGTAAGCGCGGTAAGAAAGTAAAGAGCCGCAAGCAGGCAATTGCTATTGCCATGTCTGAAGGCCGCAAAGTATCCAGAAGGAGAGGCTGATGCCTACAGTTGGAACAGGGAAGAAGAAGAAAAAGTTTCCGTATACCAAGGCTGGTAAAAAGAAAGCTAAGGAGTACGCCAAGAAAACAGGGAAGAAACTGAAGAAGAAGAAGGCTTACTCGTAATGGCAACCAGCGGCACAAGTGCATTCACTCTGGATATTGCTGATGTCTGCGAAGAGGCATTTGAACGTGCCGGGGTTGAGATGCGGAGCGGGTATGATCTGAAGACTGCTCGTCGCAGCCTTGATCTTATGTCACTGGAGTGGGTTAATCGCGGCTTGAACCTGTGGACAATAGATGAAGGCACGCAAGCCCTAACGGCTGGGACGGCGACGTACTCATTCCCGTCTGGAACTCTTGATTTCCTTGATCAGGTTATTCGCACCAACGCCGGTAATACTTCCACGCAGGCGGATACAACATTAACAAGAGTTAGCCCGTCAACTTATAGTTCTATCCCGAATAAGCTCGATGATGGGAAACCATTACAGATATACATCCAGCGCACTACCTCTCCTCAATATACCCTATGGCCTGTGCCTGATGATGCCGAGACTTACACTCTGGTTTACTGGAGGATCAAACGTATTCAGGATACTGGTACTGCTGGGTCTAATAATTATGATGCCCCGGAGCGGTGGTTGCCAGCCCTTACTGCTGGCCTTGCATATTATGTGGCGATAAAGAAGCCTGAC